GAGTCCGGCTTTTAAATTTGTAACATCAATGTTAAATGACGCGCCCAAGCGTTCATCATTTGCCATAATTTTCCCCCTTAAATACTCGCCCAGAAGCTGTTGGCTTGTTCTTTATCGTTTAACATCTTATCTTCCTGCTTACTTGCTTTACCGCTTTCGGATAAATAATTTATAATCATAATTACTTCGTCAACATCTTGTTTCATAATTTCAAAAGGTGTAACGCCGAAGCTGCCGGCAAGAATAAATGTTGTTTCCATAAGTCCCTCGAATGGACTTTTTGCGGCGGCTACTTCCCCGCCGCCGTCGGGTTTTTTGAGCTGACAATCGACCTGCCTTTTCTTATGAGCTGATTAAACAGATTTATAACGTCATCGCCGCTTGCTCTGTTAAGTTCATCGTCAGACAACCCTATAAACATGCGTTTCACGAAACTGTTAATCATTTCGAATTTTTCTCGCACATCCATATTTTCAATTTCGTCTGAAGCCTTAACGGCTTCTATGTAAAAGCCCCACGGTATCGCGTCCGTCGCATATGTTTTTTCAATTTCATTGTTTTTGCAATAAATATTAAGCTCATATTTTGCCATGATTTTTTCCTCCTAAAATAGCAAAGCGGGCGTTCTCGCCGCCCGCTTTCAAATATTACACACTTGTTGCTTTTTCTATTACTTCGCTCAAGTTGTCGGGCGTTACAACCTGTTTTGTCCAAGAAGCATCAGCTTTAATTTTGGTTGTCGAAGTGTCAATTCTTACAACTTTTGCCGCTTTATTTCCGTTTGTGAATTTAAACTGCGTTTTGTACGCCGTAAACGGCAATGTCATGCCCGACGAATCGGTGCTGTTATTCTTTGTCTTGGTGCTTTCTTCAGCTCCGCCGTATGAGCATTTCAGGAACCAAAAATACTCACTTGTTCCGTCGGTATAATCTTTTTTTCCGCTGATTGCGAAATACTTTTCATGAGCTTCGCCGTCGTCCATTATCGCGCCGGTCGTTGTATCTATGCTCTTACCTTCGAGCCAAGCATTGAACATCGCACGGATAGCCGCTCCGACGAGTTCCATTTCAGAAGCGTTTTCTTTTCGAACTTCCGCATAAAGTGCGTTGTCAAAATACACTTGTGTTTTGTCAACCGATTTCTTTATTTTCAGCTCCCCAGCAGGGATAAGCTGTTCCGGCTTCCCAGCAGGAGTATAAGCTTCTGCACTGTCGGATATTTCGTCGATATAGATTTCGGACAATCCGCGAAGCAAGCCGAATTTTTTGTCTTCCATATTCATCCTTCTTTCCTTAATATTCCGGAATTATAAAATCCATCGCCCATCCCGTATAGGTAGGCTCGTCACTTGGGACATCTTGCCCTTTGCCTAATGGAATAAAACCGTCTTTTTCTAAAACAGCGCGGATTTCTTCCGGCTTCGTGTTTACGATATTTGCGTCACTACTGTACAATATCACGCTGAATGACCATTCATACGATATTGTTTGATTTTCAAAATGCATGCCGTCGGATGTGCTGCTCGTCCAAAACGTAACGAATGTTTCAGGATATGGCTCGTTCGGATTCATTGTGCCTTGCAGAAAAAGTGTTTTGGCTTCTTCAAATCCGCATTTTATGAGAGCATCAATTAGTTTTTGCTTCATTTTTTCAAGCCTCCCAAAATCTCTTCGAGCGTTTGTTGCTGTGATTTTTTGATTTTCGATTTTGCCTTTTTCTTAGCTTTCTCAATGAAGTGCCGAGCTTTAACCTGACCGTGTTTTGTGCGGCGCGGTGTGCCGTAATTCAAAAAGATAGCCTTATATGCATCAGACGGCTTTGTCGGGTTGTACTCACCTTTAACAAAGCCGACGCGTGCCGTATATCGATTGCCATCTTTTTCGACTTCGGGCGACGGCATACGGTTAATTAAATCGCTTTTCACATTTGCCGAGCGCATTTGAGCTTTTAGTTCTTCGTCCATCAGCTTTGCCGATTTTTGCATACATTGATTTGCGGCTTTGTCAATTGAACCACCGGCTTTTTCAATCGCCGTAAGCATTTCTTCAAATCCGGTAAGTTTTAGTGTTATCGGCAAATCAAACACCGCCTTTTATTCTGCGAATTTTGAATTTCAAAAACATATTTCGCATTTCGATGTTCTCCGGCTCTCCCAAGATTTCATAAATCGCACCCGTCTGCAAAAGGACTACTCGGGTATCGCTTTTAATATCCGGGCGATACCGGCATACGATTTGCGCTGTTTCTTCAATCGACAAAATCCCATTGTCGGTTTTTTCTGTTCCGCCGTATGTTTTGAAATTCGCCATAACAATGCCGTCAACATCCTTGTATGACTTTTTACTTACGCCGTAAGACTTTTGACTAACGCCAGACGACTTCGTTTTAATCGGTTGCTGCAATTGAATTGCAGTCGTCATTTGTGCGGCTTCCGACGGTCTATACATCTTCGTCGCCTCTTCTCAAAGTGAGTTGAACCAGCCTTCGATCGTAATATTCGCTATGCTTGACAGTGCCGCTTGAGAAATTCCAGATGTCGTTAATGCCGCATGCGATACAACCGACAGCCGCCGCGCTTTTTGCAACATTTTCCTTAACGCCGGCATGAATCATTTCGTCGAGCACTTCTTCGATGTATAATTTAAGCTGCTCGTCGTTATAACTCTGCGTTGCGTCGCCATATAAAGCATATTTCACTTTCGCCAGCCTTTCGGCTTCTGTCAATTGCATCACATAAAACCTTTCTTGTTTAAATTAAGTTCCAGCAACCTTGCCCTTGTAGGTGTCAGGCAAATTTGCTGCGATAAAATTAACAACCTCGTCGATGGTGTTTCCCGTTACTTTTGCGACACTTGCTGCGCAACCGAGCGCAACAGCAAGGGCTTTTAATGCGTCAATAGTTCTCATTGTTTATACGCCTTTCTTAACGATAACTACACCGTTAGGGTCGACAAGCTTTCCGTCGGCGATGAGAATGACTTTGTTTTTGATTTCGTTGTTGTCATTGTCTTCCCATTTTACGACTTTTATTTCAAGATTACTGTTAATTGCATAATCGTTCAGGTTTGCAAATATGGCAATAACATCACCAGTCGTTGCACTATCCCAGTCTTTTATTACTTCTGGTTCAACAATTTCAACCTCCTTGCCGCCAAAACGGTATGATTCGCCATTTTCAATTCCGTAATTAACGCGTGCAATCGGCTGTCCGTTGCTGTCGACCATTCCATCTATATACCCGTCAAAGGTACCCTGAGCCATAATGGCCGAACCGCTACGATAAGCGGAGGGAATTTTTGCAAAAACTTTCTTCTTCCACGCATCCCATTTAACGACGTCAGCAGCATCAAGTGTAACTACTTGTGATGTAGGTACTCGGCTATCCTTGGTGATTCCTAAGGGTTCGCCCGTACCGCTGCCGGAGATTATTGCAATATCCCAAGCTTTCGCAATAGCCTCCATTGCAAGCGGAATAAACATCTGCTGGAACATGTCAAGCGTTGTAACATTTGTGAGCAAAGTCTGCGAAATTTTGCATTCCAAACCATAATAATTAAATGTAACAGCTGTATTAGACGCTATCTTCTGTTTGTCACTTTCGCTTGTTGCGGTATTGGCAGAAATCCACTTAGCCTCCGGTTTTAGCGACAAAATCGGAATTTGCACGCCGCCCTGTATGTTAAGTTTACGAACCTTTGCATACAAATTGCCGTAATTTTTAAGTCCGACAACCATTTCATTAAGAATTGTCGTGGGGATAACTGCGCTTGCATCTGTTGTTTTGGTCACTTCATCCTTGCGCATTTCAGCAGGAATTTTAATGCCCCTGCAAACAAAGTCCATAAACGCGCTGCGGTATTCCTCCGTATCATAACGGTCTTTAACAGCAGACGGTTTTATATCCCTCATTTTAAACGTTGCAATTGGGTCAAGCTGTCGAGAGTCGTCGCCCTTATCACCTGCGTCGGGCCCATCGGGTGCTGGCTCGTCAACCTGTGCGAGCATTTCTTCAACTTCGTTGATTTCTTCGCCAAGAGATTTAAGAGTTTCGCCGATAGCGGCGCGCTCTTCTTTGTTCTCGCTCTCAATCATTGATTTGTTAAGAGCGTCTCGCTGCTCTTTTTTTGCGTTTAAGAGCTTTAAGAGTTTTTCTTTCATGTTCATTACCTCACTTTTTGTACATTGTAATTAAAGTTTTTGCCTTGTAATCAGGCTTCGTTTTTTTTGCGTTATCCAACGCGATACGAGCCCTATCCAGTGCTCGGCGGTCACTATCCAGCGACCGGCTATCTATGTTAGTTCCCCCATATGCCGGGAAGTTAACAGCTGAAACTTCGATAACTTTATCGACCTTCAATATTTCACGAACATTTACCCCATCGCGCTCACTCCATCTCTGATTATCTTCCGAAACGTAAAAGCAAAAGCTCATTCCGTCCATATCGCCGCGGCTTATGGCCGAGTAGAGAGCACGGGCCTGTTCGTTGTTTTCCGTGTCAAGATCTGCCTTTATATTCACATCGCCGTTATCGTCTACGAAAAGCTGCATTGTGTTAGGTTTATCACTCTTGTTATTCCGCCGGCTTCGGGCAAGAGCAATGCCGTTAAAATCGTGATTCACTAAGAAGCGCACGTCGTCAAAGTTCGTTTCGTCAAACGCGCCTTTTCGAATGACCTCGATAAATTCTCCGAAAAAATCTTGTATACGTGTTTCTTGCTCACAGACAGCTGCGACGCCCTCGACGATATGTCCTGTGTTGCCGTCATCAGCTCCCGCAGCTCTAAATTCGGCGGTAAAACCGCGCTGCAAAAAATAATCATTTCTTTTTTTACTCATCGTTTTTTTCCTCGCTTTCGCCTGTACCTGTCGCGTCTACTTCGTTATAGCCTCTCGGCATTACGTCGCCGCCCTCAATGGGTGCATATCCCAGTAACTCTCGGGCTTCGTTTTTTGTGAATATGCCGGCAGGCAGCCCTAATTGCAATGCCGTCAATTTATTTTCCATTGACATAAACGATATGTCGTTAGGGTAAAGGATTATCTCATTACCGAACGCCGCCTCGCGTTCAGTAAAAAGCACTCGCGACATAGCCTGTCCCAAACCTTTTATGTCTGCTTCGAGAGCGTGCTCGTAATAAGCTTCTTTCTGCGACTTAGTATAATCACCGTTAAGTATTGAAAGGCTGCACCCGTTGGCGCGCAAAATCGTGTCGTAAAAAAATTTGAGCGTTTCGGCATCAACAAGCTTTATATCTCGCGGAATGTTCACAAATTCGCTTGATTGATCCATGACAAGTAGTCCGCTCTTATTGTCTATAATATCGGCCTCAAATTCTTCGCGTTTCTGCTTAAGCTCATCCGTTTCAGCATATGTATTTACCTTTATCGCCGCATTCACTTGGCAAGAACATTTAACCGCTTTTGCGATGCTTTGCGTCAATTGGTCGTAGCGTTGAAGCATTGTTAAGAGCCCGGAGTTGTCATCGCCGCCGAACATTCCGCCGCCGAAATAATCATTAACTCCGTAATCTTTTCTCCAATGTATAACGCTATCTGAAGGAAGCGTTATTTCATAACC